TTATAAAAGTAGATGAAAGACAAATAGAAGAACTTAATGAAGTAGAACAATTGCAGCAAAGAATATATCAATTAACATTTGACAAAGATAGATTAGAAATAGAACTAAGAAAACAAAAACAAATGAAAAGATATGAATTTGAAATAATAGAAAACTTAAACAATCTATTAGAAGAAACAAACGGAACAATGCAATATGAAATAATAAACGATAGACTAAAAGCATTTTACACAATGAATAAAAACATAAGACTATGAGAAAAGAAACAGAAACATTTATAACTGCAGTAATAGTAGCATTTATAATAATAGTAACAATAATGAGTTTAATAACATCAATAATAATATTATGACAACAAAAGAACAAGCAGAAAACTATATGAAACTTAAAGCAGGTTACATATCAGCAAAAGAAAGAGCACAAATACTATATGACAAATATCCAATAGAATACAATAGAGCATTAGTATCAGGTGATATGCAACAAACAGAACACTGGAAGGAAGTAGCAAAAGAATTAAGTAAACTATATAAAAACAAATAAGATGCCAGATATAACAATGTGCAGTGGTAACAATTGCGAACTAAGTTCAACGTGTTACAGATATAAAGCAGAACCAAGTCAATTTAGACAGTCGTATTTCTGTAAACCACCAAATAATAATTTAGAATGTGATTACTATTGGGAAATAAAAACTAAAGATGAAACAGAAGATGAAATTGATAATATAAACAAATAAAAAAATGAGTACAACATTTGGAATACCTAAACGAGCAGTTAATTTAATCATTTTAATAAATGAGTTTGAAGATATACAAGGTTATGGATACAAAGACTTTTTTGAACCAGTGTTTTTTAGAACATTACACAACAGTAGATGGATTAATCCATTAGCAGATAGATTACCTGATGATACTTTAGTATTTCCATTAGATAATTCAGCACAAGGAATATATACAATAAAAGATATTAAAGAATATTTAATAAAACAAAATGAAACCAATACACAAATTTAATGGTGGAATAGGTGCAACACTATGCCATACTTGTAGCGTAATAATATCTACAGGACTAACAAAAGAATTATACTGTAATAACTGTAAACCAAAAACAAAATGAAAGCAACATTAGAATTTAACTTACCTGAAGATAACACAGAATATTTAGCAACAGTCAAAGCATTAGATATGGCGAACTTTATATTTGAATTGGTATATAATACTAAGAAAGGATTAATCAATCAACTGAACGATTCTATTACATCACAGTATCAACAAGATGGTATAGAAATAGTCTTTGATAAAATATGTGAACTATTACAACATCATAATATAGAAATTGACGAACTGATATAAACAACTATAAATTTTATTTATTATAATTTTAATAATAATAACTTTTTTAAATGGAAGATAAAAGAAAGAATAACGGCGGTCATAAATCTGCAGGTAGAAAAACTAAAGTAGAAGAAGCTAAAGTAAATAATATATTTATACAAGCATTAAAAGAATTGTATAGTAAAGATACTGAAGAAGAAACAAAGATTGCATTTGTAAAGAATACTTTAATGGATTCACAAAGAGGTCAATTGTTTATTGCTGAACATATATTTGGTAAGCCAAAAGAAATTATAGAAGCTACTCACAATGTAAATGACTTTAACATAAAAGATATCTTTAAAGTTGGAAATAAATCTTAACGACAAATATAATCTATTAGGTTCTGAAAGTAGATATTTTGTAATAACAGGCGGAAGGGGTTCTGGGAAATCATATTCCCTTAATTCTTTTTTACTTGGTTTAACTTATGAATCAGGTCACGTCATATTGTTTACAAGATATACTTTAACTTCTGCAAATGTTTCTATTATACCTGAATTTATAGATAAGATTGAAACAGCTAATTTAAGCCACGAATTTTATATTACTAAAGACGAAATTATAAATAAGAAAACAGGGTCTAAGATTCTATTTAAAGGTATTAAAACAAGTAGTGGAACACAAACTGCAAGTTTAAAATCATTAGCAGGAGTTACAACTTGGGTATTAGATGAAGCAGAAGAATTAAACGATGAAGAAATATTTGAAAAGATAGACTTCAGTATAAGAACTAAAGGAATACAGAATAGAGTTTTATTAGTATTGAATCCAGCAACTAAAGAACATTTTATTTATAAGAAATTCTTTGAAGATAAAGGAGTACAAGCAGGAAGTAATTTAATCAAAGGTGATACAACGTACATTCATACAACTTATGAAGATAACATAGAAAATTTATCTGAATCATTTATTAATCAAATAGAGAATATAAAGAAACGTAGACCTGAAAAGTATAAGCATCAAATCTTAGGTGGCTGGTTAGATAAAGCAGAAGGAGTTATATTTACTAACTGGACAATAGGTAAGTATGAACAAGTTTCTAAATCAGTATTTGGTCAAGATTTTGGTTTTAGTAATGACCCAACAACATTAGTAGAATGTAATATAGACGCTTCTAATAAACGAATTTATATAAATGAAAGATATTGTTTACAAGCATTAACAACGAGTCAAATACACAACTTAAATAAACAACATTGTTTAGATAGTTTAATAGTTGCAGATAGTGCTGAACCAAGACTAATATCTGAGTTACAATCGGCAGGTTTAAATATAGTACCTGCAATTAAAGGTCAAGGTTCAGTTACTTATGGAATAGCATTACTACAAGATTATGATTTGATAATAAGTCCTGAATCAATTAACTTAATTAAAGAGTTAAACAATTACAGTTGGTTAGAAAAGAAATCAAATACACCTATTGACAATCATAATCATTTAATAGATGCTTTACGTTATGCAGTAGGTTACCAATTAGAGAACCCAAACAAAGGAAATTATTTTATATATTAATTAAATAAAACATTATGAGTTACGGACAAATGATTGCCACAATACAATGTTATTTACATCACGTTAAGAATGTAGAAGTAATGATTAACTTACCACGCAATATAGGTGAAATTAAAAAGATGCAGCAAATGTATTTAATAGCTTCTGCTTATTTGAATAGTTAAAGTTATGTTAAATGTATTTTATTTAAAACATAATGATTATATTTGCTTATAATTAAAAACAAAAAATATGAAAACATTTAAAGTTGAAGGTTGGTATCGTTACAGTAACGCTAACGAAAAAGATTATATATATGAATCTATAACTTGTACAAGCGTCCAAGTAGCATTACAAATATTTAAAGATAAGTATTCTAATGTAAACTTCTTTAAAATATATACAACGGAAAATTAAATCTGGTTAATTAATAATGGAAATTAGACTTACAGAAATGTAGGTCTTTTTTTTGTTTAATACAATTACAACTTTATTTTATTATAATAAAAAACAATAATATGAAGTTAGAAATTAGCATACCAACAGAATTAAACGAAATTAAGTTATCACAGTATCAAGCATTTTTAAAGATAGCTAAAGATAACACAGATGAAGAATTCTTACATCAGAAAATGGTTCAAACGTTTTGTGGTATAGACTTAAAAGAAGTTGCTGAAATAAGATACAAAGAAGTAATAGAAATTACTGAATCACTTGGTAAAATGTTTGATATTAAAAATCATAAGTTTATAAGTAGATTTAAAATGGGTGGTGTTGAATTTGGGTTTATTCCTAATTTAGATGATATGACCTTTGGTGAATATACAGACTTAGACACATATATAAACGACTGGGAGCAGATGCATAAAGCAATGGCAGTATTATATAGACCAATTAAAAAGAATGGCTTAAACAACACGTATGACATTGAAAAATATAATGGTTCTATAACATATTCTGATGTAATGAAACACGCACCTTTAGATGTTGTATTTGGTGCTACTGTTTTTTTTTACACTTTAGGCAACGAACTATTGAAAAGTACGATGACTTATTTGGAGAACAGCAAGGAGATGAAGGATATTCTGCAACAGCACAGTTCGGAAAACGGTGGGGCTGGTATAGTTCAATCTATGCTCTTGCTAAAGGAAACGTTACAGACTTTGATAGAATTACCGAATTACCAATTAACCAATGTTTAACATATTTAACTTTTGAAAAGCAAAAGAATCAAATAGAATCAGATTTAATAAAAAGAAATAAATGAGTACATTCTACGAAATAACACAAGCAATAAAGAATCAATTA